GGCGTATGCAGAATTTGGTACGGGTGCTTATATTAGCATTCCGAAAGGGTGGGAAGACATTGCCTGGAGTTACTACGTTAATGGAAAGGGGATGATTATGCCAACACCTTATTTTATTCCGGCATTCCGGAAAGGTAAAGATAGAGTTAAGAAGGATATAAATAAATATTTGAGTAATATTGATAAATGATTAACCCGGATAAACATATAAGGAAATATTTTTATGATGCACTTAATAATCAAGTTGTAGATACAAAAACTATTACGGTTCACGATTTTAGAGCACCAACAAATAAAGAGGCTTATATACTTATGATTAACCAGTCAATGACACCTAATAGAGATCACAAATGTGATATTGTAAGCTGGAATTGTTTTATAATTTTGGACGTAGTTACAGTTTACGATAATATTTCTGGAAGTCGAGTTTTAGCAGATAATATAAAAGAAATGGTAATGAATCAAACTCAAAACATATCAGTAGATCATTTTTCAGTAGATGATGTGAATATTAGCTACCCAGACGACTTAAATTTAATAACGAACACCCAATCAATATTTAGAAAATTAATAAATTACGAATTTAAATTAACACAACTATGAGTAAAATTGTTCAAGGGAAAAACGTAATACTATCCCTTTATGATGGTACGGCATACCTTCCAATCGGGTGCTTAACCACTAACGGAATTTCGGAAAGCCAAGATGTTACGGAGGGCGAACCGAACAAATGTGATACCACAACTCCAAAATCTCAAGGGTCTTACACCTACGAACTTAGTGGGGATGCTGTAATGCTCGCTTTGGATGATCCTGATTATAGTGCAAAAGCGCATTATGAGCAAATAAGAACTATTTGGAAAGATTCCAGAGATAGCGGTGATGCTATAAACTGGTCGCAGGCAGGAAGTAACGTGGATTATTTTGGAACGGGTTTTATTACTGCTTTAAGCGCTGATTTTCCAACCGATGGAAGTGCCACCTTTACTATTTCCATTTCTGGAATAGGCGAAATTTTGGAAGTAGATCCAATAGTAGTAGTATAATATGAAGATTATAATTAAAGGCAAAGGTTACGTGCCTAAGTTCGGTATCGGATTTATGGAGCGAGCCATTAAAGAGGATCAGCCAGAAGGTCAGGATATTATGCAATTGCCAACGCAAAGGCTTATATACCATGCCTTGGCTTATGCCGATGAGCGTAATGGAATAGAACCGCAGTTGACAAAGTTCGATATCTTTGATTATCTTGACGAAGTTGGATTGAGTTCTGCACCTGTGAAGCAGTTTCAAGTGGAGTTCTTCAAGTCTATGCGAGTACATTTGCCAGACGATAAAAGCAGGAAAGCAATTGATAAAGTTGTGAAGGCATTGACACCGGAACAGAAAAAAAAAGTTTCCAAGAGTGGCAAGAAAACTGGGAAGTAAACGTAATTAGTTTCTCTTTATATGAATTAAAGCTCCCGTCTTTGAATGCCGTTAACGACATGACTTGGCGGGAGTTTCAGTTAAGAAAAGCTGGATATGAACGTGAGCAGTTGAGGAATTGGGAGCATACAAGAATGGTAGCTTACTGGGCTGGTGCAGGTACTGCCTTTGATGGTAGTAAAATGAGTATTACCAAGTTTTTACCTTTAGGGGGTGAGACCGGAAAACCAAGAGTTTCAGATGAACATAGAGAAAGTTTTAATAAGGCGATGCAGGAATACAAAGACAAAGTAAATGGCTAACGAATTAAATTTATCGATTGGCGCCGAAATTGACGGACTCCAAAAGGGGTTAGATCAAGCCGGTAAAGAGCTTACAAAATTTGAGGGTAAGGTTAAAAACCTTGCTAAGGTTGGCGATCAGATGCAGTCTATTGGTAAGAAAATGACTATCGGTATAAGTTTGCCATTAATTGGTTTAGGCGCAGCGGCCGTAAAATCATTTGGGGATATACAGGCTCTTAAATTTGGATTGGAAGCTGTTTTGGGAAGTGCCTCCGCTGCGAATGCTGAATTTAAAAAACTAAAAGTAGTTTCCCAACTTCCGGGACTGGGGATGGAGGAGGCTATAAAAGGGTCTATCAACCTTCAATCAATAGGGATGAGCGCTGATAAATCAAGGAAAATTCTTAGTGAATTTGGGAATGCGGTTGCTACGGTTGGGAAAGGTCGTGCAGAATTTGAACGAGCGATTTATGGTGTACAGCAGCTTGCCAATACCGATTTTCCTTTAGGCGAGGATCTAAATATAATAAAAGATGCATTACCACAGGTTACCACCCTTTTAAAGGAAGCTTTTGGAGCTTCAAGAAGCGATGAACTTGCTAAAATGGGCGTAAGCTCCAAAGAGATAATGGACGTTATTTTGGAAGGGCTTGGAAAACTCCCCCGGGTTACAGGAGGAATAAATGGGGCTTTTGAAAATATGGCCGATGGCATCAAAACCTCATTGAGCAGGATCGGCAAAATAATTGACGAAAAACTGGACATTGCTTCTATTGTAGATAAAATTGTTGGCAGCATAGATAAACTTGTTACTGGTTTTGAAAACCTTTCACCGGCTATGCAAAATTTCATATTAATAGGATCGGGTATTGCGATTGTTATTGGTCCAATAATAATCGCCTTGGGAACTGTATTAACATTATTACCTATATTTATGACAGGGGTTACTTCAATAACGACAGCTTTGGCAGGGCTTAGTGCCGTTATTTTTGCAATTCCTATAATAGAATTAGCAGCAGCTATTGTTTTAATAACAGGTGCTATATATTCATACACAAGAGCAGCATCCGAAGCGAAACAGGTTGAAGAAAGATTAAATAGTGTAAGGGAGACAGCTGCTAAAAACATAGCAGGGGAAAGAGCAGAAATGGATTCGTTGCTAAAGGTCGCTAAAGATGAGACTAAATCAAAGGAAGATCGTCAAAGTGCGATAGATGAAATAAATAAAATCTATCCAGATTATATTGAAAACATTACTCTTGACACAATAAATACCGATAAGGGAACGGAAGCGAATAAGGAATATATAAAAAGCATAAATGCAAGAGCTTTGTCGATGGCTGCAATGGCCGAGAAAACAAAGCTTTATCAAGAGAAAATAAAGAAATCACAAGAAAAACTTACCGCATCACCTTTTAGCACAGATGAATTTTGGTCTTTATTTGGCGTTAAAACAGAGAATATCAAAGGCATAGATGATTATAATGCCAAGTTAAAGGAAATGCGTGAATCTAGTAAGTATTCTGAGGAAGGAATAAACGCTTTTGTTCAAGCTTATAAGCCATTAATAGATGCAAGAAAGAAAGATATTGGGAATATTGATGCTCAAATATCCGCATTAGATGAATATATTGTAGTTGCTGAAAAAGCTAAAGATGTTGTTGTTTCTGACCCAATTGTGCCACCTACATTGGGCGATGGAACGGGTGGTATTCCAAAGGTAGATCCGTTAAAAATTGGATTTGAGCCTATTTGGGAAGAAGATATTATCACTTTTGGGGCAACTGAAGAGGATATTAAGAAACATTTTGCCGGAATAAAACAGACGTACTTTACGGAGGGTGAGATTGCAGCCGCTGAAATGAAGATCACTAATGAAAAAATAGACGAAGCCGTTTCAGGTATAATATCACAAGGGGCTATCGATTCTATTTCAGATGCTTCTGCTGCTATTGGTAATGCGCTAGCAAATGGAAATAACGTGTTACAAGCTGTAGGTAAATCCCTACTTAGTAGCCTTGGAGGTATATTGGTTGACTTAGGTAAAATGTCAATCGAAATAGGGGTAGGTCTTATCGCTGTAGAATTAGGTTTAAAAAGTCTAAACCCCGCAGTTGCAATAGCAGCGGGTGTGGCTTTGGTGGCTTTAGGGAGTTTTTTTAGCAGTAAATCTAAATCCATAGGTAACAGCATGGGCGGGGGCGGCGGGTCATCCTCAACCGGTAGCGCAGGCGGGGGGAGTTATTCCACGCCAACATCAAACACTCAAAGTTCTGGCGGATTTGGAGGTGGCACAGTAGTATTTGAAATAGAGGGGCAGAAACTTGTTGGTGTATTAAGTCGTACCTTGGACAGGAATCAAAGATTAGCAAGTGATATAGGATTGTAAACCTACTTCTTTTCCCATTGCGTTTCTGTTTTAATTATATATCCAAAATGCTCGAATAATCTCTCTATTGCCTTTTCTCCGAGCTGATCTACTCTAAATTTATTCTTAATTTCGGTAGCATAAGAAGCGGTGCAATACCCTTTGAACCACTTCTTTTTGCTTACAATCTCGTTAAATACTTGTTCTTTAGTCATTTTATTTTATTCTTCAAAAAATGATAAATCTTTAGTGTGCTTCGTTAGTTTTTTATACTCTAAAATGTTCACGTTGTTTTTATTAATCTTATCAGCAATAAGAGTAATGCTTTTTGCTGTATCGTGGTCTAAAGTTCCACGCCTTACATCCATTAAGACACCTGTTAGCATTTCGTTTAATTTCTTTGAATTGTTTATTTCAAAATTCAAATCTCTTTTAGCTTCCATAATTATTTAATTTTAATGTTATTTTTTTTTAATTCTCTTTTTAATTGTATCGTAAGTCTTTTAGTTTTTATTATGTCTGGGGTTAATTCCTTAATTTTTTTTCTCATTAGCCTATTTGCAATATAAGAATCTGTTAATCTTGAACTTTCATCTCTAGAATACATTCTTAAAGCAAGTCTTTTATCTTCTTTAGTGAAGTATTTTTGCTTAGATAAAACTTCATTTACAAGTCTTTTTATTGTTTCTTTTTTGCTTTTCTTAACACGTTTTAAATAACCTTCATAATCCCAAACTAAATTATCTTTTAAAAGATTTAGATAATGGTTGTATTGCCCTTCGCTTAATTTTTCTTTTGCATCTGAATCAATTGTTCTTGTTTCTGTGTATTGTTTTTTCCAATTTTCTTTATAACCTGAAAGATTGCAACCTAATTCTTCGCATCTTTTTTTAATCCTTCTTTTTCCGAATTTAATTCCATGGCATTTAATGCAATCACTTCTAAAAGAATCGTAGATTTTAAGCTCACCTTGGGTGTTGTATTGCTTAATTTTTCTAACAAAAAAATAATGTTTAGTTTTCGGGAATTCATTTTTACAAGTTCCACATATTTTATTCATAATATTTTTATTTAATTCTACCTTACAAATATAACACAACTTAGCGAATATACCAAATAAATAATTAAATAAAATAATCATTGCTTTTTTGTATCTTGCAAACGATATGGCAGTAAAATATAAAATAGAGTATAAAAATCACGTTGGAGACCAGTTTCAGATACTTATATCCAATGATGAATATGCAGGAGACCCGATTGATGTACGTGGACACGCAAATATTACCAAACCGAAAACCAAGATATTACATGCATTAAGGGGGCGGGGCCTTAGATTATTCTTAGAAGCTTCAATCGACTTGGATTTTACCGATTTATATTCCGATAAAGAAACAGATTTCAAAGTAGATTTTTATAGGAACGGCATTAAATTATTCAAAGGATTTGTAAAACCGGAAGGATTGTATGCTGATTTTGTTTCTGATAAGTGGGAAATAACTTTAGACTGCATTGACGGTTTGGGAATATTAAAGAATCTTAGATTTGTAAAAGAAGATGGAACCTATTTCCAAGGCCTAATGACTGAATTTGATATAATATATAGCTGCCTTAAAAGAACATCATTAAACCTTCCTATAAACACAAAAATAGGCATCACTAGAGCTTATGTAGGGCGGGGTAGATACAGTCCAAGAGATAGCAGTGGTATCGCAGATGTACTCAAGAAAACAAAATTAAATACGGAACGATTCTACGATGAAGCGGGGGATAGTGAAGCAGATATACTTGACTGCGAAAAAGTATTAAAATCTACCTTAGAAAAATACAATGCTGTTGTGGAGCAGCATAACGGAGAGTGGTTTATTTATAGACCTATTGAATTTGCGGGAGAGGATTTTAAACCCCAGCAACAAGGGTATTTTCTATTTCACAGATACGAAGATGGAATATTTGTAAATCAAAGGAGTATAGGAATAAAAAAAAGTATTGGAAGCCAGATAAAGGGATTCTACCCACACCATGCAAATGAGAACCAGCGCATAAGCATAAATGGAGCTGTTTCTGCTTTCAGGGTGAAATATGAGTATGGATTGGTTAAGAAATTGTTGACATATTCCGATTTTAAGTATGACCCAGATACAAATACAGTAAGAGGATGGAAAACTAATCGAGGGAGCAGTTTTGTACCGTATTATTGGGGCTTAGGGGAAGGACTAGGAGATTTTATAGGAAATAATGAACAAAAAGGAATTCAATGGAGGCTTATAGATCATCCTGCTGGATTTCGTGATGTGATTAACCTTAGATTGAGGCAGCCTATTGCAGTTGCCGAGAACGATTTTTTAAAAATAATTACGCAATATTCATCATTCGGTAAAGTATTAGGATTAAAACTTAATATTAAAATTGTTTATGATGGTAAAATAAAATACTTCACAAATCAAAATGAACTTAATGAAGATAACGGTTGGCAGGATTCTTTTTCATATTATTATTTAGGATTTAATCCTAATAACCCAGAACCTCAACCTGCGTATAGGAGAGAAACTTATGTTTGGGGATCTACCGAAGAAATTGAGCCTTTAGGGAAAACAACTTTAGACTTAGCTATAATTGGAACTGGTAAAGTGTATATAGATATTTACACTCCGGCAGTGCAACCGGAATCCGAATGGATTTCTGAAATATCAATTAGGGATTATGGAAGATTAAATTATCTTCAAATCGAGCCAACAGATCAAAATCAAACTATTGAGGGAGAGTGGCATACAGCATATAGAAAACCAGCTATTTCATCTAATGTAGGGGATACCTTAGAAGTATTTAACGGCGACATGGATACTGATGTCTACGTGGGTGCGATAAAAAATATGTATGGTTTAAATACTAGCACTTGGAACCATATTGGAGTTGATGAGGATGAAAGTATATTAGAAATAATGGTGAAAGATAGAATAAGAATCCAAAGCAAGCCACAAAAAGTTTTTACAGGTGATGTTTATGGGTATATACCGGGATTATCGCTCTTAAATATTGATAATTTGCCTGGTAATTTTTATCCTGTTGGATATGAATATGATTCTTTAAATAATATTTGTAAATTTGAAAGCAATGAGATTTTTGATGATAAACTGGAAGGTGAAATTTACTATGAACCAACGTTTGATAGGAATAAAGTTATTAAACCTACAATAATATAGGATGGCCACATACATTGAAGGAATAGAAAGTATATTATTCATTAAGCACTTAGGGCAATGGGCGCCAATATCTTGTGAGAATAGTCATACTTTTCAGGAAAGTTCCGATATGATT